ATAAAGTTCGTACGTAAAATGTTTCCTAAGCATGCTAGGGCTATTATGGGAGATAAGGATATACGTACAGTATTTGATATAGTCACAGTACTCTATGACCAAGGCTTTGTAAAAGTCACAATGGTTGTCGGTTCCGATAGAGTAATAGAATTTGATACACTATTACAGAAGTACAATGGAGAACAAGGAAGACATGGATTCTATAATTTTGAGCAAATAAACGTAGTTTCCGCAGGTGAACGTGACCCAGATGCTGAAGGAGCATCGGGCATGTCGGCCTCAAAAATGAGAGCATTCGCTCAACAAAACGACCTAGCAGGTTTTGCTAAAGGATTGCCGTCCGGCTTTAAGGATACTTCTGGATTATTCAACGCAGTTAGAAAGGGAATGGGACTTACTGAGTCACGTTCTTTTAGGCAACATATTGAATTACCTCCAGTATCACAAACTCGCGAAGAGTATATTGAAGGAAGTCTTTTTAAAGTCGGAGACCTTGTTAGAATAAAAGAAAATAACGAAAAAGGGAGAATAATTGTATGCGGTTCGAATTACGTAATGGTGGAAAGCAACGACATAAGAAAAAGATATTGGCTAGAATCCGTAGAACTCGTAGAGGAGCATGGAGCAGGAGACTTCGGAACAAACAAAGCACTGAATAGATATCTAAAAGATACACCATTCTCTCAAGTAGTAAAACCTAAAACAGAAAATAAGAAACCTCAGAAAAGAAATAAAGCGTATCATAAAGGTTTGGGTCAATCTACAAAAGATAAAAGACAAGCGCAATTTAATAAACAAACTAAGATGGATGACGATAATCCAGCAGCATATAAGCCAGCACCTGGTGATAAATCTGCAAAGACTAAACCATCTAAGCATACCAAGAAATTTAAAGCTATGTACGGTGAAATGGCTGACCATTTAACCTTTGAAGATTTCATGGTAAAAGAAGCTGATACCGACGCGGCTTTAAAGAAAAAGGCGGATAAGAGTGGTATGCCATTAGGTATACTAAAACAAGTTTTTAATAGAGGTGTTGCAGCTTGGAGAACAGGACATAGACCTGGTACAACTGCAGTACAATGGGGATTAGCAAGAGTTAATTCTTTCGTAACAAAATCATCAGGAACATGGGGTAAAGCCGATAAAGACTTAGCCGCAAAAGTAAGAGGAAAATAAAAATGAATTTTAGAGAATTTAGAGCATCAATAAACGAAAATAAGATGTTAAAACCAACTTCTCCAAAGATGAGGCTTCAAATGGCTATATCTATTGCTTTAGATATGGGTGGTAATATGACTGGAGCCTATAAGAAAATAGAGAAGATAGAAAGAGGTTTAGGCGATCATCCAGCTGTTAAAGCAGCTTTAAGGTTTGCGAATGAATCAGTAAATGAAAAACTATCAGATGCTGATAAGAAGAAAAGATTAATTATGATTCGTAAAGCCGTAGAGAAGATGAAAGATAGAGAACTTAAGATGGCTAAGAAAGATGCATTGGCTGCAATTAAAGCATTGGAATCAGTTGATGTAAATGAACTCAATGGTCAAACTGGGCCGGTGTTAAAATTATCATATAAACCTCAAAGAGCTGGTGGTAAACTAACTAGTCATTCAACAATTACTAAATCTGATTTATATAACGATGTTGTATACAATAACAAAAATTGGAAGATAACAGCAAATACGAATTCAATCGAAATGAGACTTCCAAGATCTGATGGTGATGAGAGAGATAGAAAACATTTCTTAGATTTAATTAAAGGAGCAACAGGTGATGTTTCTAATTTAATTAGAGGTGGTAGTCTTACTAAATCAGAAGTTATGGAATTGAAAAAAGATTACGAAAAGGCAGTTAAAGCTTTTGGAGCAACAAAGGTAGTATCTCAAGACCATTCAATATATGTATCTCATGATAAACCTGGTGGATTAAAAGTTAAAGAAGGTCTATTAGCTATGTTAAAAGCATTAGATGAATTTGGTATGAGAAATCATATTAGTTTAAACTCTAGAAATGGTGTATTAACACAAATACAAGATGCTGGTCAATATAACGAATCAGTTAAAGAAAGTGCAATGGATACAAGAGAAAGAAAGCTCAATATTAAAATGAAAGAACTCGAATATAAAATGAAATTAGCTGATTTCATAAAAGATAAAGTTGAAGCTAAAATTAAAACAAAAGAAGATAAAAAGAAATTACCTGAAGCTGATACATCTGAGTTAAAAGTATCTGATACTAGTTCAACTACATTTAATAAACTAAACAAAATAGCAAAAGATGTTGGTGTTGAAATATCTAGAGAAGAGAATCATTTAAAAATAGTAGGTGATGCTAAGAAGATGGGAGAGTTCAAATCTCAAATGTCAGTAGCTATGAAAGAATCAAAAAAAGTAAAAGAAGGTACAATGGCTATTGGTATTAAAGATAGAGACCCAAAAGAAAGGGCAAGAGCACAAGCACAACTGAAAGTAATGTTAAAGAAAATTGGTAATAAGAAAGTAGGTTCTAAAGAAGGTCAAGACTTTGATGATAAATTGGATTACGACATATTGTCAGACGATGAATTAGCAGATGAATTTGCAAATCCAAAAAACAAAAATATGAAAGTCAAAGACTTGTTAAAGAAACATTCAAAAAGACTCAATGTTAATTTTGATGAATCTGTAGAAGAAGGTAAATTAACCTTTAAAGAAGCAAGATTTGGTAGAACCATGAAACGTTCAGAAATAATTCGTAAGTTTGGAAACGAAATGAAAACATCTTTGAGAAAAGGTTCATTAGAATTATCTACTGATGCTGAGGATGCTTTAATTAATTATGTTATGGATAATTACCCAGAAGAAATTTCAACTGACGATCCAGATGATTGGATTGATTGGTTAGACAATAATTTAGAAGATTTTGTAAAAGGCAGAGGATACAAATAATGAAATCATTTAAAGAATTTAGATTAGATAAAGCTAGAGCTTTTATGCTAGAGCTTGATTGGGAACATGGAAATCCTAATTACCAAGGTGCCGATGAATGGGAATCAGAAGGTGTCTTTGTTCATTCATGGGATAAAAGAAAAAATAAAATGATAATTGCAGGTACAAAACCAGCTATACTTAGATGGTTAATGTATACATACGGCTTGCTTAAAAGGTCAGCTGATATTGCATTGAAAGATGCTAAGCCACTGAGATAGGAGATAAAAATGGCATATAAAACATGGAAAGAAACATATATTAACATAGTTGCACCTATAGAAGAAATTATTGAAAGAATAGATTTTCATAGCAAAAGTCCTGCAGAAAAGAAAGGTTCAGAGTTCGATAGAAAATCAGAAATCAATGGTTATAAAAAGATTTTAAAGACTATTGAAAAGATTAACAAAGACCACGAGAAGTTTCAATATAACAATCGTGCAGACGGCCCATCTAATATATTTAAAGGTCTACAACAAGTTGAAAGAACATGTTATGACATGATACGAGAAATCGAACAAGGTAAATGGGACGGTAAGGTAGACCTAGAAGACTAATGAAGAATTTCAAAGAGTTTGATAGAAAACTAGATGAAGCTCCGTATGTGGCCGGCGATATGAATATTGTTGATTCATTATGGACTGAAATCCGAAATCAAATGTTTAAGGATAAACAAGCAAAAAGGTTTGAAAAACATTGGCCCTTTTTACAAGTCCTGGCAAAATATGCAGGTTTTAAAATAACAAAAAAAGGCCAGGATAAAAATAAAATCTTTAGATACGAGATAAAAAAATGATAAGATTTAAAGACTTTTATGAAAACAAAGGACCATGTTGGCCAGGGTATAAACAAGTAGGAACCAAAATGAAGAATGGTAAAGAGGTTCCAAACTGTGTACCAATTAAAGAAGGTGAAGGAAAGAATAAAGGTGAATCTTGGGAAGATGGATTTAAAAGAAGAGTTGTTAAAACCACTAAACCTGAGCATAAAGAAAAAGGATATAACTGGAGAATCAAAGGTAAAGAACGAAATGAGATTTCAATCAAGTTATATAAAACAAAACCAAGTTATCAAGAATACGTAAAACAAATGAAGAGGGTTGCAGGTCATGAGTTCGGTGGCTAAGTTTTCAGACGAAAGGTTTGGATTATTTGAAGGTGTATGGGTTCCTTTAGAACAACCTATGGTTGAAGCTAAATATCAAGGTAGAGAAGTTGAATTAAATAAACCAAGTCGTAGTGGTGGAGATAAAAAGTATGTGGTATATGTAAAGAAACCAGATACAGGTAATGTTATAAAAATAGAATTTGGTGATGTGAAAGGTGGATTAAAATCAGATATTGGTGATAGAGATGCAGCAAGAAACTTTGCATCAAGACACAATTGCGATATGAAAAAAGATAAAACAAAAGCAGGATACTGGTCATGTAGATTACCACAGTATGCTAAAGAATTAGGGTTAAAGGGCGGTGGAAATTACTTTTGGTAAGCCGTACTGGGAAGACGGCGATATAAGAGAGTTTGACCCAGCTCGAGATGATGCTGAATATGTTTGGCATCGTGATAAAGAAGAACGAGAAATAGAAGTTTTAGAAGGTGAAGGGTGGCAATTTCAATACGAAAACTGTATGCCATATCATCTTCAAAAGGGGATGGTCTTTGATATACCGGAAGGTGAGTATCATAGGCTTATAAAAGGTTATAATATTCTAAAGTGTAGGATAGTAAAGAAATGTCAGATAAAGATATGAGCCAAGTATATACAGTTCAATCACAACGATTAGACCGTATTGAGGAAAAGCTAGATAATCTAGCTGATGCAGTTATAGCATTGGCCAGAGCTGAAGAGAAAATTCATACTCTCACAGCATTTAGTAAACAACAGTCTGAACAAATTCAAAATCTTATAAATAGAATAGACAAGGTTGAGAACATGGTCACCCAAAACAGTTCTACAGTCAATATTATAAACAAAGTTTTTTGGGTAATTGTGGTTGGACTAATATCAGCCATTACTTGGATGCTAGTAGAGAATTCTATATAGTATCTTAAATAGGAGAAAAAAAATGAGATTTAATGACGACATTACTCTTGACATAGCTAGTTCTGTAAAGAACGTTATGGAAGGAAAACCTGCTCCAATTAAATTCAATGTGGTTGATGAAGATGGTAAAGTTGTAAAAGGCTTTCCAAACAAAGAGGCTGCAAATAAATATGTAGTTGCTAATAAAGAAACTAAATTGAATATTGTAGTAGCAGAAGTAGATGAGCCTAGAGTTCCTGATGGAAACATGGGTTCAAAGGTAGGAGAAAAAGGCTTCAAAGGAAAGCACGCTGTTAAGAAATCAGGCGAAAACCCTGATGGTAGCGTAACTAAAGAAGAAGTTCAAATATCCATAGATGAGGCGGTAATAAACGAACGTCTAAAAAAGAAACCAGGTCGAGGTAAAACAGCTCTAGATATAGATTTTATCGGCGACAATAAATTAAGAGCCGACGCTAAAAGAAAATATAAAGTAGATATTAAACCTACATCAAACCAAACAGCTGATATTAAAGGCGATAAAGCAATGGTATTGAAATTTTTACAAGACCCTGAAATGTATGGTATGGATGATGGTGATATCGAAGATGTATTTCCAGAGTTATTCGAAGCAAAAGCTGAGGTTGAAGAAGACGAAACCGAAGCTGCAGCAAGAGAGGAATCTGAAAAACAAAAGAAATATCAAGCGTTCTTTAACAAAGCATTGAAAAAGTTTAACGTCAAATCGCCATCAGAATTAGATGATGTTAAGAAAAAAGAGTTCTTTAATTACGTAGATAAGAACTATAAAGGTGAAAACGAGGCAGACTAATGAAAGATTATTTCGAATTTAAAAAGAATATAGATTTACAAGAAAAGTTTAGATTACCTAAACCACCATTTAAGTATATGCATATCGTTGGATTTGAAGGTGCATTTAAAGTAAATGTACAATCAATGCATGATGATAATGTATCACCTGCAGTTATTAAAGATGTAAAAGCTGGTTTAAAAATAGTAGAGAAACATCTTAAAAAACAAGGCATGAGATATAGAGAAGAAGAAGTTCTTATTGGACCTATGGATGTTGCTAAGAAAGAAAAGCTTAAGCCAGGCGAAGGTGCCACTGATTTTGCAATAGACATATTCCCAGGATTTTCTGGAAAGAATCCAGACTTACCAAGTGGTAAAACAGAAGATGATATTAATCTAGATGAGATGGTAGCTGAGTTAGGTAAATTAAAATCATTTGCAAACTTCCCAAGAACAGACTTTAGTGCAAATTACGGTGGTAAAGACCCTAGTAGATAATACTACCATACCGAAAGGTATATATAATATATGATGAAAATATTTGATGAATTGACAAATAGGAATTTTAAGCTTTTTGCAGCAAACCATTATAGTAATCCTGAATGTATTGATGTAGAAGAGTTTAAACAAGACCTAAATAGGTTTAAGTATCTTAAGAGATTATTGAAAAGGTATGAACAACATGGTGAACTCCAAGAAAGGCTCATACTAAATCATATAATAGTTCTTTATAATGTCTTTGGAATTGAACCATGTAATAAAATGATGTGGTTTAAAATAAACGAAGAACATTGGCATTATATCAAACCATTCTTAGTATACTTACATTACCTACCAGAAAATGAGAAAGTAGATGTGGGCTTGGACCCATATATTGTAGAGGTACTAAGAAACTTATGAGTTTTTCAGCATTAGCAGATTTTGGATACGCCGTAAGGTTCTTACGGTTGTTAACTATGAAAGTTGAAAAAACCGGTGCGTTTCAAACAGGTGTTATTGATAAGAACTATAAAGTAATAGTACCAGCAAAAGATAGAACATCAGAACAAAAGAAAAATTATACTATATTCCATAGAATAGTTTTTAATATTAAAAGATTAATAATGAAAGTACCAGGTGGCAAATCAACTGTGGCTTCATATGCAGCTGCCATGTTATTATTAAAAGAACAAACTGGTATGTCGGATAAAAAAATAAAAGAAGTTATAGAAGAAGCTTTAGGATACGAATTTGACCCAGTAGATATATATGAAAGTTCATGGTTTATGAGAGATGATGAACTAATGCCTGGAACTTATATGTTATTAAATGACCATTTAGATAATAAGAATAAAGAACTTATTGCTTTTGCTAGAACAAAAGTGAAAGTAGATGATTTTCTTATACCAGTTAAGGTTGTAAATGGTATAAATATATATGAGGTAAAACATATTCCTACAGGGCAAAAGATATATGTATCAAATCAGGATATAACGCGATGAGAAAAGGAATGTCATTCGCAGATTATAACAAGCAATGGGAAGATGCTGCAGCAAATGCAGTAGGACATGGTGGTGTATCAATGCCATCAGATATGATGCCTAAAGATAAACATAAAAAACATAAAGACCGAGTCAAAAAATCAGTATATGATGGCAGAACTAAAGAGGGTAGAAAGTTTGTAGAACGTATCCTCGCAAGGAGAGCAGCACGTGAACAAAATAAAACTAATACTAAGTAAATTAAAAACTTTCTGGTATTGGATATCAGGCTTTTGGACAGTAAGGTATACAATCCATGTTTCATATGATAATCAATGGGGCAATGGAGATGACCAAGTATACGAGCACGTACGTAAAGTAATCAAAGCAAATTTCAAAGAATTAAAGTTTAGAACTTATGATAAAAGAACTGTGCATATTAAAGGTATGCAAGGTTTGAGATATAAAATAGAGGACGAATAATGAATCAAATGATGATTGGATTGGTACTTATTCTAGGTGTAGGAGGCTTTTATCTATACAATGAAAACCAAACTCTTACAGCAAATAATATCAAATTGGAAGCTGCCGTTGAAGAGCAAAAACAAACAATGGCAATAATGAAGGAGCAATACGAGAAACAAGGTAAAGCTCTTATGAACATGAGTAGACAAAATGCTCAGATAGAAAAAGAAAAGGCAGATTATCTCGCAATATTCTCTAGGCATAATTTAGACTTACTTGCTCTAAAGAAACCAGGCCTTATGGAAAATAGATTTAATAATGCAAGTGAAGCAGTGATGGAGGGAATGGAAGATGATACAGAAAAATTATTTAATATCAACAATCCTAATTCTAGCGATTAGTGGTTGTTCATTATTACCTACGAAGAAAGTAGAGGTAATATCCAAACCAATACAAATAGATATTATGCAACCAGATTTACCACGCCCTGTGGAATTAACCGCACCTCAATGGTGGGTTGTATCAGAAGCTGTTATTACAAATCCATGTAAAGCAACAATACCATTCGAACCGAAAAAGTTTGATGATGAAGGTAATGAAAAGTTTAAAAGACCAAAGACCTGTGATTTATCTGAAAGGGATAATCCTGACTGGCCTGAAGGTTATACATATTTAGATAGATTTTTGGATGAAATCAAAGAACAGAATAACGGAGATATTGTTTTTGTAGCTACAACAGTTGGTGATTATAAAATCATGGCTGAAGATATGCAAGAACTTAAAAGATATATAAAACAATTAGGTGAAGTTGTAATCTATTATAGAGATGTGACAATGCCAAATGGTGACAAAGGCGTAGGTGTAGGTATTCAAAAACCTGAAGCTGTATCAGATATCCGCGGTTAATTAAGTAAAATAAAGGTTTACAAATCAATCGATTTGTGATATAATATATAATATTATGAATGGAATTAATGGAATAACTGTCACTAAGCGAGACGGTTCAACACAATCGTTTAATCTCGATAAAGTACACAAAGTATTAGAGTGGGCTGTAGAAGGCATCACAAATGTTTCTATGTCTGAAATAGAGTTAAAAGCTAATATTCAATTGTACGATAAAATACCAGCTTATGATATACATGAGTTGTTAATTAAATCAGCAGCTGAACTAATATCAGAACACACACCAAACTATCAATTTGTAGCAGCTAGGCTTATATCATATAAAATGAGAAAAGAAGCTTATGGCCAATATAATCCACCTAGGTTATGTGAGATTATTCAAAGGAACGTAGACTTTGGTGTATATGATAAAGAGATTCTAAGTCTTTATACTATGAAAGAATTAGCTGAGTTAAATGATTATATTAAACACGATAGAGATGACAGTTTTACATACGCAGGAATGGAACAATTCCGTGGAAAATATTTAGTCCAAGATAGAAGGACAAAACAAATATATGAAACACCACAAGTTTTATATATGATGATATCAGCCACATTGTTTAGTGCGTATAAAGAAAATAGAATTAAATATGTAAAGGAATATTACGATGCGATTAGTCAATTTTATATCTCATTACCTACACCAATTATGGCAGGAGTTAGAACGCCGACACGTCAGTTTTCTAGTTGTGTACTTATCGAGTCTGGCGATAGCCTCGACAGTATTAATGCTACTGCTACTTCGATCGTTAGATACATAAGTAAAAAGGCAGGTATTGGAATAGGCTCAGGTTCTATAAGGGCAATAGGTTCAAAGATTGGAGATGGTTCTGTTGTTCATACAGGGTTAATTCCATTCTTAAAATATTTCCAATCAGCTGTAAAATCCTGCTCTCAGGGAGGTGTAAGAGGAGGAGCTGCAACTGTATACTTGCCCTTATGGCATTATGAGTTTGAAGACTTAGTAGTATTAAAAAATAATAAAGGTACTGAAGAAACAAGAGTACGTCACATGGATTATGCATTTCAATTTAATAAATTAATGTATGAAAGATTATTGGAAGGTGGTAATATAACATTCTTTGACCCTAATGATGTACCAGGTTTATATGATGCTTTCTTTGCAGACCAAGAAAAATTCCAAGAACTATATGAGAAATATGAAAGGGCTACATCTATTCGTAAGAAAAGTTTACCAGCAATTGATGTATTTCAAATGTTCTTAACAGAAAGAAAAGATACTGGTAGAATATATCTTATGAATGTAGACCACGCAAATGACCATGGCGCATTTGATGCAGATAAAGCACCAATAAGAATGAGTAATTTATGTTGTGAAATAGATTTACCTACCACACCTTTGGATTCTTATGATGATGAAATAGGTGAGATTTCTTTATGTACTTTATCAGCAATAAATTGGGGACTTATAAATGAACCACATGAATTTGAAAAATATTGTAATCTTGCTGTTCGTGCTCTTGACGAGCTACTTGATTATCAATCATATCCAATTCCTGCAGCAAGAAAAGGAACTGAGAATAGACGCCCCCTTGGTGTGGGAATCATTAACCTGGCATATTTCTTAGCAAAAAGAGATTTAAAGTATGATGAATCAGCATATAAAATTGTAGATGAATATGCTGAAGCTTGGAGTTATTACTTAATTAAAGCATCAGCTGATTTAGCTGAAGAAAAAGGTGCATGTTTATCATCAAATGAGACAAAATATGCCCGTGGAAAACTCCCAAATGATACATATAAAAGAGCGATAAATAATTTAATAAAGCATGAGGAACGATTACCTTGGAAAGCTTTGCGAGAGCAACTCATAGAAAATGGAATACGAAACTCAACTTTAATGGCATTAATGCCGGCTGAAACAAGCGCTCAGATTAGTAATAGTACTAATGGTATTGAACCTCCTAGAGCTTTAGTATCATACAAACAAAGTAAAGATGGTGTAATGGCACAGGTTGTCCCTGGCGTATATCACTTAAAAAATAAGTACGATTTACTATGGGACCAAAAATCACCACAAGGCTATTTAGCTATTTGTGGAATACTACAAAAATATATAGACCAGGGAATCTCGGTCAATACATCTTATAATCCAGAACACTATGAGGATAATAAGATTCCAATGTCTGAGATGATTACTGATTTAGTGACTGCTTATAAGTATGGTCTAAAACAATTATATTACTTTAACACATATGACGGAGCCGGAGAAATAGAAGATGAGCCAATCCAAATCAACGAAGAAACAATTGACGAAGAAGACTGCGATTCCTGCGTCATCTGAAGATTGGTGTATGCTACCGGATGTTGAAGAATTAGAAAAAATAGTAAATAGAGAATTAAAAAAATTAGAGGAGTGGGAAATTGCCAATTCTAAAAAAGAATAAACAATCACATTTAAAAAAGAATATGTTTTTTGATGAGGGTGTTGACATCGCTAGGTACGATCAAGTTAAATATCCACAAATAGAAAAAATAACAGAAAAACAATTAGGATTCTTCTGGAGACCAGAAGAAGTCGATGTGTCAAAAGACAAAAAGGATTTCCATGATTTATCGAAACACGAACAACACATATTCACGTCTAACCTCAAACGTCAAATACTTCTGGACTCTGTTCAAGGTCGGGCCCCGAACCTTGCTTTCCTTCCTATATGTTCGTTACCCGAGCTTGAAAACTGGATTGAAACTTGGTCGTTTTTTGAAACGATTCATTCTCGTTCTTATACTCATATTATTAGGAATATATATCCGAACCCTAGTATAGTATTTGATTCTATGTTGGATGTAAAAGAAATAGTTGAATGTGGCAATGATATTGCTGCTTATTACGATGATTTGATTACAAATAGTAATGGTCCTACAAATAAAAAAGACCATAAAAAATCGTTATGGATGTGTATGATGTCAGCGAATGCTCTAGAAGGTATTCGTTTTTACGTATCCTTTGCCTGCAGTTGGGCATTCGCTGAGCTTAAAAAGATGGAAGGTAATGCAAAGATTATTAAGTTTATTGCTAGAGATGAGAATACTCATTTGGCTGGAACAACAACTCTACTCAAACTTATGAGAAGAGAAGATAAAGAGATGGAAAAAATAGCAAAGGAATCAGAAAAAGAATGTACTGATTTATTTGTAAAGGTTATAGAACAAGAAAAAGAATGGGCTGAGTATCTATTTAGAAATGGCTCAATGATTGGTTTAAATGAATCAATATTAAAAGATTATGTTGAATGGGTAGGTTCAAAAAGAATGAGAGCTGTTGGATTAACATCTCCCTACTCAGTACCACAAGCTAATCCATTACCATGGACTGAAAAATGGATAGCAGGTGGAAACGTTCAAGTAGCACCACAAGAAACTGAGATTAGTTCTTATGTTGTTGGTGGTGTTAAAAAGGATGTTGATGATAATACATTAAAAGGATTGAGTTTGTGAAGGAAAAAAAGATTTTACAAGCAGTCAATTTAGCCCCTAGTGAATCTTGGGTTGAAAGAATAGAAGAAGTCCATCCAATGAGACAAGTTGCTATTATGTCAGTAGTACAAGTAGTTGTGTTTGGATTGATGCTATTAGCATTTTATTTAATAGGAGAAGTTGTAGAATGAAAGAATTAGGAATGGTATTAATGGGTTGTATGGCAATAGGATTATTTTTTGCTGCCAAAGTATATCCAAATTTAGAATACACTGGAGTTGGCGGAGGCCACTCATGTACAGGAGAATGTTATGAAGAATATGTTAAAATTAATGGCACGGCTGTTGAGATTGAACAAAGGAAAAAAGCCCTCGCTGAAACAGACCCATTCAGTTCCATTAAAGGACTTTGGGCCGGTTGCGCCGCATGTCATGGACAAAATGGTGAAGGAATGGCAGTCTTTCCCGCGCTTGCCGGAAGAGATGCATCGTATATTAAAGAACGCTTATATCAATACAAAAACAGAGAAACAGTAGGTAATATGAGTTCTACAATGTGGGCACAAGCTGGTATGTTATCAGATAGTGATATAGATACTATAGGACAATTTATTCAGGAGACAATGAAATGATTGAAATATACGGCAAACCACAATGTCCATTTTGTGATAGAGCAAAAGCTTTATGCGAACAAAAAGGATTAGAATATACATATAAATCTTTAGGAACTGATTTTGATAGAGATGAAATGCTATCAACATTTCCTGGTGCAAGAACCTTCCCACAAATTATATTAGATGGTGATAAAATTGGTGGGTATACTGAATTAGCAACATTGGTAAATAATCCAAAATGAAACTAGAATGCGAATACTGTTATAATTCTTTCGTCATAAAACCAGACGATAGAGATGTTAAAGTGAATTTTTGTCCGCATTGTGGAGAACCACAAAACGAAAACGACAATGAATTAGACTTTAACTATTATGATAATGATTAGCCCTTGGTATTATGAAGGAAGACCATACGAACCTCCAGAAGATTTTAGTTCGGATGACTATTATGGCTTTGTTTACTGCATTACTAATCGTGG